GCACGTTGGAGGTGTGGGTATGAGTACCCTGGTAGATCTGTCGGAGCTGCCGGCACCGGACGTGCTGGAACCGCTGGATTTTGAAGACACGTACAGCGAGGCGCTGGGCGTGTTCCGAGGGCACATGGGTCAGAACTGGACCGCCTCGCTGGAAAGCGATCCGGTGACCAAGCTGCTGGAGGTTGGCAGCTACATCAAGCTCGGTAACCGGGCACGTGTGAACGACGCGGCCAAGGCTCAGTTACTGGCCTACGCCACCGGCGCCGATCTGGATCACCTGGCCGCCAACGTCAACCTCAAGCGCCTGGTGATCCAAGCGGCGGATCCGCTGGCTGTGCCGCCGATTGCAGCGACCATGGAGTCTCATGATGCGTTGCGCGAGCGTGTACAACTGGCCTATGAGGGGCTGACCACGGCCGGCCCCCGCAACAGCTACATCCTCCACGCACGAAACGCCTCGGCGCTGGTCGCCGATGCCACGGCGGAAAGCCCGGCGCCGGCCTGCGTCGACGTTACGGTGCTGGGATTAGAGGGCGATGGCACGGCTGGTCCGGAGTTGTTGGCCTTGGTCGCTGTGGCTGTGAATGACGATGACGTGCGGCCGGTGGGCGACCGCGTCACCGTGCGGGGCGCCGAGATCCTGCGTTACCGGGTCGACGCCGTGCTGCACATGAAAGGGGCAGGCCCGGAGAACGACGCGGCGCTTACGGAGGCGATCCGTCGACTGGAAGCCTGGATCAATCCACGGCGCCGGCTGGGCGTCGAGGTGGCCCGGTCTGGCGTCGATGCCCAGCTGCATGTCGCCGGTGTCGCGCGGGTGGAACTGAAGGATTGGCAGGATCTGAAACCCACCAAGGGGCAGGCCGCGTACTGCACGGGTTACACCGTCGTGCTGGGAGGCTGACATGCGCAGTCTTTTGCCGCTCAACAGCACTCCCCTGGAACGGGGTATCGAGGCGACATTCGCCGAAACCACGTTGATTCCGTTGCGCACGTTGTACAACCCCGACACCTGTCCGGAGCACCTGCTGCCGCATCTGGCCTGGGCCTGGTCGGTCGACCGCTGGGATCCAGCCTGGTCGGAACCGGTCAAGCGTGCCGCCATTAAGGCATCGTTCTTCATCCACAAACACAAGGGCACCATCGGAGCCTTGCGCAGAGTCGTCGAACCGCTGGGCTATCTGATTGAGATCGTCGAGTGGTTCAACGCCGTGCCAGAAGGCGTGCCGGGCACCTTTGCTTTGAAGGTCGGGGTGCTGGATACCGGCATCACCGAGGAAATGTACCTCGAACTTGAACGCCTTATCGATGACGCCAAACCGGTCAGCCGCAAGTTGACGGGGCTGGCCATCAGCCTTGAAACGCAAGGCAACCTGAATGTGGGTGCATGCCTGTACGACGGCGACGAACTCGACATTTACCCGCCTGAAATGCAGGACATCAACGTCACCGGCAATTTCGGTGTGGTTGGGCGGGAACACTCCATTGATACCTTGGACATTTATTCATGATTGATGAGAATTCGAAGTTCTTCGCGATCCTCACGGACGTGGGTGCCGCCAAGCTGGCGAATGCCAACGTGCTTGGGGTTCCCTGGAACATTACACAGATGGGCCTGGGCGATGCGAACGGCACTGACCCCCAGCCCAGCGCCAAGCAAACCAAACTGATCAACGAGTGGCGTCGGCGGCCGCTGAATCAGCTACGCATTGATCCGGTCAATGCGGCAGTAATCATCGCCGAGCAGGTGATTCCAGCCGATGAGGGTGGCCGCTGGATTCGTGAGGTCGGACTGTATGACGCGGACGGCGATCTGGTCGCAGTGGCCAACTGCGCGCCGAGTTTCAAGCCAATTCTGTCGCAGGGCTCGGGACGTACGCAGGTGGTGCGGATGAACCTGATTGTTTCCAGTACCGCGCAGATCAGTCTCAAGATCGATCCGGCGGTGGTGCTGGCGACGCGTGAGTGGGTCGACTCACGCATTCTGGAGGAACTGAGCAAGCTCGACATCAAGCAGTCGGTGCGCGCAGCCACCACGGCCAATATCAACCTGGTTGGTTTGCAGGTGGTGGACGGCGTTTCGCTGAACCCCGGTGACCGGGTGCTGGTGAAGAACCAGACGTTGGCCAAGGACAATGGCCCATGGGTGGCGGCGGTAGGTGCTTGGGTGCGAGCCAAAGATGCGGACAACAACACCAAAGTAACGCCGAATCTGACGGTGGCGGTCGAGGTTGGCGCAACTCAGGCCGACACGATCTGGCAACTGGTGACGGACGGCCAGATTGTCGTGGGCACCACCGCGCTGACGTTCAAGGACATCACGGACGGTTTTGCCCGGTTGTTCTCGCCGACGTTCTCCGGCAATCCCACGGCCCCCACGCCGGCGCAGTTCGACAGCAGCAAGTCGCTGGCGACGACTGAATTTCTCAAGCGGCGCGGTATCGAGTTCTCGGGGTTCACGACCACCGATGCGAGCCTGTTGCTGTCGGCGGCGCACGTCGGTGGCCTTCACAGTTTCTCCGCCGCCGCACAGCTCACGGCGACCTTGCCACCGACAGCAGGTGTGGCGCAGGGAGCTACGATTACGCTGGTCAGCGCCGGCGCGGGCGGGTTGAAAATCGTGGGGTCGGGGACTGACGTAGTCTATACCTCGACCGGTGTGGCCGGCCCACTGTTGCTGGCTTTGGGCGACACAGCCGAATTCATCCGCCTGCAAGACCAGTGGCGACTAGTCGGCGGTTCGGCGCTGTTGCGTTTTGCTGGCACGATGAGCGGCGCGCACTTCACCACGCAACCGCAGTTCGATAACGGCAAGGCGCTGGCCACAACGGAGTTTGCGCAGCGGGCGCAGGGGAACTTTGCCGGACGTGTCGATATCGGGGCGCTGCCCGCTTCACTCACTGCCTCGGCCGCCGGCTGCCGTATTGTGCTAGCGGCTTCAGGGACGCTGACCCTGCCGCCTGTTGCGTCGGTGCCCACCGGCACCAATTTCTTTCTGTTCAACACGACGCCGGGTGTGGTCACCATTGCTCGGCAGGGTACGGACTTAATTAGCGCGATGTCCGTCAATTCCATGACTTCTGTGACTCTGCAATCGCTTTCTACCATCGTGATTACGGCGGGTAACGGGCAGTGGGTCGTTGAAGACGGTATGTCTGCCCTGAAGTATGCGCCCGAGTTCGCCAGCTTTTGGGGAGGCAGCGGTTATCACCGACTGCCCTCGGGAGCGATTGAGCAATGGGGGTCAGGTGTTACGGATGCTAACGGGTACGTTTATGTCACGTTCCCTATTCCGTTCCCTAACGCGCCGCGCAACATTACGCCAATGCATGTCGGGTCATTGTGTTTGATGCACGCGGTTATGGGGGCGGGTCTGGGTGCGGCCGGCTGTACGTTGCGCGTACAAAATCAGTCGGGTGCGTCTCAGGCTGGATGGACGGTTTGGTGGCGAGCAGTGGGGAACTAAATATGAGCAAGATTGTTTTTTTCAGTCCGTCCATCTGTGGGGCTTATCGCCCCGAGGTTCACGGCGCCGACATGCCGGCGGACGTGGTCGAGGTGTCGGAAAGTGTTTGGCAGGCGCTGCTCGATGAGTTGTCGGTCAGCCCCAAGAAAATGTCGTCACGACCCGATGGTCAGCCGGTGCTGATCGATCCGCCGCCGCTCGACACTGACGAATTAGCGGCTGTCGAGCGGGCTTGGCGTGACGCGCAGTTGGCCCTGACTGATCCGTTGGTTTCTCGCCACCGCGACGAGGTTGAGGAGGGCGGCGCGACCTCAATCACGGCCGACCAATACACGGAGTTGCAGGTCTACCGCCGGCAGTTGCGCGACTGGCCGCAAGGCGAGCAGTTCCCACTCGCGGAACACCGTCCGCCGGCGCCGACTTGGTTGGCAATGGAAACGACCTGAACGCCCCGCAATGACGGGGCGTTTTTCATTCCGCCTCACGCTACATCAACACCTCAAGCCTCGCAGACAAGCGGGGCTTTTTCGTTTCTGGAGAACGAGCCTTATGAGTTTCTTTCACGGCGTCACGACCACAGCGGTCGACACCGGCGCGCGCACCATCACGCTGCCGTCTTCCTCGATCATCGGTTTGTGCGACACCTTCACGCCGGGTGTGTTGGGCGGCGGCACTGCCAAGGCTGGGGAACTGAAGCTGATCACCACCGAGCGCGAGGCCATTGCAGCGTTCGGCGCGGAATCGGCAATGACCCGAGCCTGCCAGGCGATTTACAAAAAAGCCAAGGCGGTAATCGTCGCCATCGGCGTGCCGAAGATGGACGATCCGGCGCTGCAGACATCGGCCATCATCGGCGGCGTGTTGGCCTCGGGTCAGCGGACCGGCTTGCAGGCGCTGCTCGATGGCAAAAGCCTGTTCAATGCTCAGCCGCGATTGCTGATCGCCCCCGGTCATTCGGCCACGCAGGCGGTGGCTACTGCCATCGACAGCCTGGCGCAGAAGCTGCGTGCCATCGGCATCATCGACGGGCCGGGCACCACCGACGAGGCGGCCATGGGCTACGCCGACAATTTCGGCAGCCGCAACCTGTACATGGTTGACCCCGGTGTGCAGTTCTGGGACACCGGAGAAAGCAAGACCGTGGATGCGCCGGGTTCTGCATGGACCGCCGGCCTGTTTGCGTGGACGGATGCGACCTACGGCTTCTGGGCCTCGCCGTCGAACAAAGAGTTCACCGGCATCACCGGCACCACCCGCGCGGTCGAGTACCTGGACGGCGACGAGACCTGTCGGGCCAACCAGCTCAACAACGCCAATATCACCACGATCATTCGCGATGACGGCTACCGCCTTTGGGGTAACCGCACGCTGTCGAGCGATCCGAAATGGGCGTTCGTCACCCGCGTACGCACGTTGTTCATCCTCATGGATGCGGTGCAGGCCGGCCACAAATGGGCGGTTGACCGCTCGATCACCAAGACCTACGTCAAGGACGTCACCGACGGCCTGGAAGCGTTCATGCGCGACCTGAAGAACCAGGGTGCGGTGATCAACTTCGAGGTGTTCCCGGATCATGAATTGAACACCGCCAGCCAGATCGAGCAGGGCAAGGTGTACTGGCGTATCCGCTTCACCGACGTACCGCCGGCCGAAAACCCGAACTTCCTTTTTGAGGTCACCAACGAGTGGATGACCGAAGTGCTTGAACCTGCCTAAGGAGGCACCCTGATGATTCCTGAAGTTCTCTCCAACTGCGCCGGGTTTATCGACGGCGTCAGTTTTGCCGGCGAAATGCCGAGCCTCACGCTACCCAAGGTCGTGCTGAAAACCGAAGCCTATCGGGGCGGCGGCATGGCCGGCGAGGTCGAGATCCCGACCGGCGTGGAAAAGCTCGAAGCCGGCTTCACCACCAACGGTGTGCGGCGCGAAGCGCTCAAGTTCTTCGGTCTGTCCGACCGCACCGCCTGCAGCGCTGTGTTCCGAGGTTCGTTCAAGGGGCTCAAGGGCAAGGTCACCCCGGTGATCGTCACCATGCGTGGCGGTATCAAGGAGGTCGACATGGGCGACTGGAAGGCCGGTGAGAAGGCCGAGACCAAACACAACATGGCATTGACTTACTACAAGCTCGAAGTCGCCGGCCGGGTGATTTACGAGATCGACATGCTGGGCATGGTGCTGGTTATCGATGGCGTCGACCAGCTCGCAGACGAACGTGCGGCCCTGGGCCTTTAAGGAAAATACGCAATGAATCAAGACATTCAACCGACCACCGAAAAATCGCTGCCAAAGTGGCTGCAGCTGTCTGACGAAGGCTTTCGCATCAGCCTCAAATACCCGACAGAACTGTCCGGTGTCACGGTCGACACCCTGATGATGCGTGCACCGTGCGTGCGTGATGTACGAGCGGCGCAGGCTGCCTTCAACGGTGATGCCGAGCAGCGTGAAATGTCGTTGTTCGCTTCGCTGACCCAGACCCCTGAAGCGGATCTGATGGGGCTGAAGATGGTCGACTACCTGCGCCTGCAGGCCGGCTACTTTCGCCTGGTCACGGACGAGTAAATGCGACGGCTCTACGTTGAAGATCCTGGCCAAGCGCATGGCCAGGGAGACCGGGTTCTCGGCGGCTGAGATCACGGCCATGCCCTTCAACGAACTGGTGTGGTGGCTCTCCGACTGAGCCACCGCTCAACTCTTTCCGACGCATAAGGCACGCACATGGCGAAGAACCTCGCGCTTGGCTTTGTCATTGGCGGCGCCGTCGATCAGACGGTAGGCAAAGCGTTCAAGGACGTCGAAAGCAAGATCAAACATCTGGATTCGGTGGGCAGTAAGGCCCGAGTCCTGCAGAACACCATCGGCGACACCATGCGTCTACGCGAAGAGTGGCGCAAGGCACACGCGACCGGCGCCGAAGGCGCGGACAAGCTGCTGGCCAAATATGAAAAGAACCTCGCGCTGCTCAAGAAACAGGGCGTCGAGGTCGGACGGCTGAGCAAGGCTTACGCGACCATGGGCCGCGTCGCCGCCGGCGCCGAACTCAAAGCGCTGGGGCACCGGCAGATCGAGGAAGGCCGGTCCGGCCTGAAAAGCACCCTCGGTCAGGCCGGTGCGCTGACTGCTGCAGCCGCCATCCCGACCAAGGTCAGTGCCGACTACGGTGCGATCATTCGCGACATCGCGATCAAGGCCAACATTGCCAATTCACCGGAAGAGGCGCAGTTGTCCAAGACGGTGATCGACACGTCGCGCGACACCGGCATGGCGCGCAACCAAGTGGCCGAGGTAGTCAACGCGCTGGTCGGCGCCGGCATGGAGCTGGACAAGGCGCTGGCTTATGCACCGACGGCGGCCAAGTTTGCCGTGGGCCAGGGATCGGATGGCACTGAAACGGCCAAGATGATCAACGCACTGGGTCAGAACGCCAAGATCACTGACCCCAAGGTGATGGAAAAAGCGTTGGAAGCCATTGCCTATCAAGGCCAGGCAGGCAGCTTTGAAGCGGTCGACATGGCCAAGTGGTTCCCCGAACTGTTGGCCGGGATGGGCAAGCTGGGCATCACCGGCATGGACTCGGTGACGCAGCTGGGCGCCATGCTTCAGGTGCAAATGAAAACGGCCGGCGGTTCGGATGAGGCGGCCAACAACCTCAAAAACTGGATGGAAAAAATCGGATCCGGTGAGACGGTCGACGCTTACAAAAAGGCCGGTATCGACTACAAGGGCTCGATGCAGACCGGTTTGCAAAACGGCATGTCTACACTGGAATCCAGCTTTGCCCTCGCGCAGAAATACATCGAAGCGACCGATCCGAAACGGGCCGCCGAGATGGCCAAGGCCACAGCCGCGATCAGCAAAGAGGCTGATCCTGAGAAAGCCAAGGCCATGATGAAGTCTTTGGAGGAGGCTTTGCGTACCGGTGACCTGTTTGCCGACATGCAGGTGAAAGCGGCTCTAACCGCGTACATGCAGAACAAGGATCTGTACAACCAGCTGAAAAAGGACTCGGCAGATGCCACCGGGATCCTCGACAAGAACCTCGCCGAACGCCGGCAAACCTCGGCGCAGAAATGGTCCGAGATGGCACAGTCCATGGATGACGCCATGCGCAGCATCGGCGATGCGATCCGGCCGGTCACCGACGGCGTGGCTGACGGCATCAACAACGTCAGTCGCAAGCTCTCGGGCTTCGCCGATGAGTTTCCACGGGTCACGCTCGGCATCGGCACGGCGGTGGCTGGACTTATCGCGCTCAGAGGCGTGGTCAATGCCTACAAAGTGGGTAAGGGCCTGATGAACCTCGGGCGTGGCACCTTGATGGGCAACCCGAACATCCCGCAAAAAGTGATCGTCACCAACCTGCCGGGTGCCGGCGGTGGGTTGGATGCCGGTGATCTGGATGGCGGCGAAGGCAAGAAGGACAAAGGCGGGAAGGACGGTAAGGCCGGCGAAGGCAAGAAGAGCAAAGGCAGCAGGGGCGGCGGTCACGAAGGCGGCGGTCGCGGTGCCAAGATCGCCGAAGGCGTCAAGGGCCCGGCGTTCTTCGCGGTGGTTGACGCCGGCTTCAAAGCCTATGACACCTACGAAAATGCGGTGACTCAGGACGAAAAGGCCGAAGGTTACGGCGAGGCAGCAGGAGGGCTGGCCGGCACTTTGGCCGGCGCAGCTGCAGGCGCCGCCATCGGGTCGGCCGTGCCGATCATTGGCAACATCGTCGGCGGCATGATCGGCGGTTATCTCGGTTACATGGGCGGCGATGCGGCGGGAGGTTTTCTGGGAAAAAAACTGTTCGGTACCGACGAGTCGCTGAAGCGTGTACCGGACGCCGGGCCATTGATGATGGCCGATGCCGGGAAAAACCTGCCGCCGGTGATGGGTGACATCGCACGGTCATTCGCACCGAAATCCGCCCCCGGCCCGCTTGCGCCGGGTGCAACACCACCTGCAGTGCCCACGGTCAATAAGTTGCTCCCTGAGCGCCCAGCCGACGCTGCAGCGTTGGGTGATGTCGCCCGTTCGCTGGCCACGCCTGCCAGCCTTCCGATCCCGCCACCTCTGCTGGCAGCACCGATCCCGACTCCCCGATCCGAAACACCGAAGGTCGAACAACGGGTCGAGATCTCTGCGCCGCTGCACATTACCGTGCAGGGCGATGCCAAGGATCCGGCGCAGATGGCGCGAGAGCTGCAGCCCTACATCGCGCAGCAAATGCAGCAGGCCACGCAGCAGCTGCAGAACCGCAAACTCTTCGATGAACCGCATGTGTAAGGAGGACTGATGGCTTACATGGAACAGTTGCAGTCGGGGCTCAAGCAACTGGCAGCGGCGGGGGAGACCGGGCGGCGTAGCCTCGACGGCATGATGGGACCGGTCAACGGCGCGATCAGCGAAATCAGCGGCGCGGCCTCGGAGCTTGAAGGCATTCCGATTGTCGGTCCGGCAGTCGGTGAGAAACTGCAGCGCGTGATGCGCGGCGTAAACGCCGCTCAGGCCAAGGTCGGCCAGGTGGTGGCCACCTACAACAAGGCCACCCGCGCCGTGTCGCAGATTGATGAGCGGATGGGCGAACTCAAGGAACAGGCAGCACGGGCGTCCACTGCGATCAACAAGATCGCCGGCAAGGTCAGCCCGTCGCTGGCCAATATCGTTCCAACCGGTTCGTTGGCCGGTGACGCCACGCCACTGCCAGAGGCGGTGCAGCCATTTCCACACCTGCTGATCGTGCAGCCGCTTGATCCCAACGCTCAGCCGTACTACTTCAACCTGGATACGGCGGCCTTTGAGGAACTGCGGCGCTCCACGGAATACCGCTGGGCCTCGCAGGAACGCCTGACCCGGCGGCCGGCGCAACAGGCGGTTGGCATTGGTGAGGAAAAGATCACGCTCAAAGGCGCGATCTTTCCCGGCTTCAAGGGCGGCATCAAGCAACTGGACACTCTGCGCAGTCTCGGCGCTCAGCAGTTGCCGCTGACGCTGACCACCGGCTATGGCGACGTGCTCGGCACCTGGTGCTTGAAGAGTGTCGACGAAGAACAGAGCGCGCTGCTGCAGGGTGGTATTCCGCGTAAACAGTCATTCACTTTGGAGTTTGTGCGTTATGGCGATGACCTGCAGAACGTCTGACGGGGATCTGCTCGATACCCTGTGTTACCACGCTTATGGGCATCTCAGCGGAACGGTGGAGGCTGTTCTCGATGCCAATCAGGGCCTGGCCGATGAGCCGCAACCTTACCGTGCCGGTATTGTGATCGAGTTACCAGATCTGCCCCTGCCGTCGGAGGACGGCATAGCGCTATGGAGTTGATGAACTATAGTCACCCGTAGTTCACGTTGCTCCTTTAGCTTCACCCCTTCCAAAGCCCGCCCCGTGCGGGCTTTTTTTTGGAAAAAATAATGACCCCGACCTTTCGCATCGTCGCCGACGGTGCCGATATCACCCAACGGATCAACGACCGCCTCCTGCAACTGAAGACCACCGACAAACCCGGTATGGAGTCCGACGAGTTTGAATTGCGCATCGACGACCGCGATGGCGCGATAGTACTGCCGCCGCGCGGAGCCAGCATCGAGATCTACCTAGGCTATGCAGAAACCAAATTGACCCGCATCGGCCGTTACGTCGTCGATGAGATCGAGCTGTCCGGTCCGCCGGATACGTTGGTGATCACCGGTAAGGCCAGTGACATGCGCGGCAGTGGCAAGACCACGCGCAGCGGAAGCTGGGAAAACGTTCCGCTGTCGCGGATCGTCGCCGATGTCGCCGCGCGCAATGGCTGGCAGGCGGTCTGCCCGGTGCAGACCAAGGTGCCGCGCGCCGATCAGCTCAATGAGTCGGATTTCAATTTCATCACGCGCCTGGCCAAGCAATACGACTGCACGGCCAAGGTCGCCGACGGCAAGTTGCTGGTGATGCCACGGCAAGCGGGGCAGAGCGCGTCGGGCAAGGCGCTCGGTGTGGTGACAATCCGCCGCCCGGACGTGAGCCGCTTCCAGTTCAGACTCGGTGATCGCAACACCCACAAGGCCGTGTCGGCCAAGCATCAGGACAAGAAGACCGGCAAGCTCGCCGTAGTCACCCTCGACAATGACGAATCGCCGGACGGCCTGCCGCCGGTGCACACCGACCGTCACATCTACCCGAACAAGTCAGCTGCCGAAGCGGCAGCCCAGGCGCGTCTCACCGCCTTCAACCGCTCCACGGCCGGCGTCCGGCTGGAGATGGCGGGTCGCACTGATCTGTTTGCCGAACGATCGATCAACGCCCAGGGCTTCAAGGTCGGGCTTGATGGCGATTATCTGGTCGACTCGGTGGAGCAGGTGTTCACCCAGGCCGGCTGGAGCACGACGATCGAGTGCAACGGCGGCAAAAAGGGCAAGGCGAAAGCCAAAGGCAAGAAGAAAAAGCCGGCGAAGGATCTGAAGGTTGTTCAGATCAAGCAGTAGCGCCGCGTTCCATCACCCAGGAGAGATTCATGTCACTGACAGAACAACAGGTGCAACGCATCATGCCCAACGCCCGCCGCCAAGCGGGCGTTTTT